CTGCTTTTTCCTTTGTCAACGGGTCAAGTGAAATAGCTGAATAAATTTGACCTTCATCATTTCTATCGCACAAATTATACTCTTCTTCTGATAATTCTGGTATTTCAACTAAACGGGCACGACGAGTTGGTCGTTCATATCTGTACCCGCTAAAATCGAACATCTGACGCATATCGGTCACCTTCGATACGTCCCAACTGCCTATGGGTTGGTTAAAGGCACGAGCATTAAAGAACATCCTATGCATATTGGTCACATTCGAGACATCCCAACTGCCTATGGGTTGGTTAAAGGCACGAGCATCATAGAACATACCATACATATTGGTGACATTCGAGACGTCCCAACTGCCTATGGGTTGGTTAAAATATCGAACTCCATAGAACATAGCTCTCATATCGGTCACATTCGATACGTTCCAACTGCCTATGGGTTGGTTAAAGGCTAGAACTCCATGGAACATATATGCCATATTGGTCACACTCGAAACGTCCCAACGACTAATATCCTCATTAAAATTATTAAGATGAGAAAATAAACTACCCATATCCCTGATATTTGAAGTATCCCATTCTGAAATGTTTCCTAAACCTTCTCTATCATTTTGAATCCATCGCTCCATCGCATCTTTTAATTCTTCTTTTGTTGTTGGAGTAAATATTGTTGTTCCTCCCTTTTGCCTTCTGGAACGCGTTTTTCTTCCATATTTCCTTGGTCTTTTATTATTTCTGCGAGTCCTCATTATTATATCATTAGATTTAATAATATAATAAATTATTTCTTCTTGCGATGGTTCTTGCGAGTCTTTCTTTTGGATTTTCCTCCTAAATATTCTTTAAATTTTTTAATACTAGGTCCTTGATCTGGTTTCAAACTCAATACTTTTCTGGTTGATTTAGACATATTTAATTTTTTTGGATTAGATACCACGTCTTCATGAAGATTAACCAAGTTCTGTTTATCTCGATTACGTTGTTTTGCACGTTCAATACTTGGTTCCTCATATGTGTATCCACTATTATCGAACATATCCCACATAACGTTGACATTCGAGACGTCCCAATCGCCTATGGGTTGATTAAAAGCTTCAGTTCCAAAGAACATAAATTCCATATGACTGACATTCGATACATCCCAATTGCCTATGGGTTGGTTAAAGGCTGAAGCTCCACTGAACATAATACTCATATTGGTCACCTTCGAGACGTTCCAATCGCCTATGGGTTGGTTAAAGGCTATAGCTTTTTCGAACATACGTTCCATATTGGTAACCCTCGATACGTCCCAACTGCCTATAGGTTGGTTAAAGGCTATAGTATTATAGAACATACCAGACATATTGGTCACATTCGACACATTCCAATCGCCTATAGGTTGGTTAAAGTCTTTAGTATAAGCGAACATATTTTCCATATTGGTCACATTCGATACGTCCCAACTGCCTATGTTAACGTTAAAGTTAAGAGCATAAAAGAACATACGTTTCATATCGGTGACCTTCGAGACGTCCCAACGGCTAATATCCTGATTAAAAGTATCATATGCGGCAAATAAGTTACTCATATCCATGATATTTGAAGTATCCCAGTCTGAAATATTTCCTAAACCTTCTCTATCGTTGTCCATCCATCGCTCCACCGCATTTTGTAATTCTTCGGGTGTTCTTGGAGTAAATACATCGGTTGTCCCACCCTTTTGCCTTCTGGAACGCGTTTTTCTTCCATGTTTCCTTGGTCTTTTATTATTTCTGCGAGTCCTCATTATTATATTATTATATTATTAGATTTATGAGATAATATAACAATTGTTATAGATATTTGTCTTCTTTAGATAAGTTCTTATTTTCCAGATACTCCCGTGCACAATTAATTCCATAATCCAATAATTCTTGTCTTACAGATTGAGACGATATAAATTTTTGAAGATAACTCAAAGACATATATTGACTTTTATATATAAGTTGATTAGCAATTGTTTTTGGATCAAACACATTACTTACATTATTTAACAATTTATTTATAATATTTATTAAAAATTCTAAAAGCGAAGATTCACCGGTAATAGGGTCTGTATTTTCATTACTATAATCATTACATAACGCAAATATTTCATCGATTGAATCTGCCTTATCTATACAATAATTTAATGGATCGTTACAAACTACACCTCCATCTACATAACAATTATTGTCTATGCACACAGGTGAAAATAAAATAGGTATTGCACATGACATATGAATAGCAGTAATTAAAGGTAATTGTGGATGAGTTTTATAAGAACAATCAATAACAGAAAATTTATTAGTTTCTAGTGAAAAAATATGTAATTCGATATTAGAAAAGTTATAAAAATCTAATAATGTAATATCAAGTGGAATATCCTTAGCATTAAAGAATGGTTTAAAAAATATTTCAATACTATTTTTATCAAATAATCCTTTTTTTGAAAAGATATCAAATATTTGGCTAATATTAATTTGAAAGACGTCTTGCCAAGGACGTTTTATAATATAATCATTTATAGTATTCCATTCAAACTTTAGGGCTATTAATGTTGCTACAATAGTTCCAATAGAAGTTGCATAAATAGTATCAATCATGTTAACATCTATATACTTTTGTTGTTCTAAATATTGTATAGCACCAAGAGCCTGAACCCCAATAGGTCCCCCACCAGGTATAACTATATGTTTAATTGTCATATACTTGTACTACTTATAATGTTGTGTGTAATATATTTTATTAATTAATTTGTTTTTTCATTTTTTTTTCATAATATTTGTTAAACATGGCAAATATTTTTACACTTAATAATCTAGATGATTTTAGTGAAAAATTAAATATGGATGATCTATATGAAAAAAAAAGACAACATGATTTAAATCAATTAGCATTATATAACAAAATATTAAATAGGATTCATATTAAAATTAAGATGACTTCTCGACAAAAGATAAATGAACGATTTTGTTGTTTCGTAGTACCTGAAATGATAATAGGAGTTCCTAAGTATGATCAAGGAGGTTGTATTGCTTATGTATTGGATAAGTTACGAGAAAATGGATTTAATGTAAAATATATTCATCCAAATACATTATGGATAGCATGGAATCACTGGGTTCCATCATATGTAAGAAATGAAATAAAAAAGAAAACAGGTATAATTGTAGATGAATATGGAAAAAATATGTCTGATAATAACACAAATAACACAAATAACATAAATAATAGTAACAATAATAATATAAATGCGTCAAGTAAATCAATAGGTTTGATGGGATTTATAAATAACAATAACAATAACAATAACAATAACAATAACAATAACAATAACAATAACAATAACAATAACAATAACATTAATAATGATACATCTCATAAGGATCATAAATCAAAATCATATACTCCTATTAATTCGTATAAACCTGGAGGTACTTTAGTATACGATGATGAATTATTGCGTTCGATGAAAAGTTCTTTTTCATAATTTAATAATTTAATTTAATTTAATTTAATTTAATTTTTTTCTAGTAAATATATATATAATGGGATCCACACAATCTGGAGGACGTCGTCATCGCCGCGCAGCTAGAACTCACAAGAAGAGTCACCACAAGAAGAGCCACCACAAGAAGAGCCACCACAAGAAGAGCCTCAAGAAGAGAACTCGTCGCCACAAGCGCCGTTAAATAAATCTAATAATATTATTAATTAATTGATAATATTATTTAAAAAAAAGATAAATCATATTTCTTTTGTTCTAAACATTTCATTTGTCTTTGTAATGTATTTAGTAATAATAATTCTGTAATAGCTTCATATATAAAAGTAGCATTCAATACATATTCTTCTGTTTTTGTATGAAGATTTAATACGATATCTCGTGTTTCCTCAATCATAAAATCTAATTTAGACATAGTTAATGTATTTGATATAGAGTAATATTTTTCATCAGTTAATGGATCATGAAATTCTACAAATAATTCTTGAAGAACTAATAATAATTCTTCTTGGATGTCCTTAATCATATTCATCATTTTTTTAATTTGGATAGCATAATTAGTAATTAAATCTAGTTTACTATCTTTTATATTTAATGAATGTCTATTATTTTTCCCACCATATTGAGTAACATAAATATCATTAAACTTTGATATTGTATGAGGTTTTTCCTTATCATCAGTAAAGTTAATATAAAAATGCTTTAAATCGATATCATATTCTTTACGTGCATTATCAGACATACCTAAAAATTTACCAGTTTCTAAATCATATTCATCATCGAAATATAAATCCATCCAGTCAGTCATTTTTTGATCTTCATCTTCATGTTCATCTTCATGTTCATCTTCATGTTCTTTAGGAGAAAAAGAAGATATACTATCAAAAGATATGTCTTTAGGATTAATAGTAGTCACTATAATAGCAAATAAATGTGCTATTTTTACAAAAAAAATAGAGGTTTCTTTACATAATTGTTCTTTGTCATACAAAGACATAGAACTATTTATATTTTTAATGATGAGTTGAAGTTCTGTAATTGATAAATTATTACATAATATTTCATTAACTAAATCTTGTAATTTATTACAAAATGTTGGTTCATATAAATTTTCTAATGAATCATTATTCATAGTTAAAATATAGTGGGCCGCTTGCATATTAATTGATTGTATAAAAGATTCGTTAATTGTATTTTTATTAGTTATATTAGAATATGTAGATATTGAATTACCCATATAACATAAATTAATAAAATAAAAATTGAATTTAATATTATATTAATTATTTAAACAAATATGAACAAGGAAACTAAAAAACAAAAGCGAAAAGATAAGGTTAATAAAACAGAATTATGGAATCATTTTGACTCTGTAGTAAATAATAATAAAGAGCAAATACCTTTAGAATGTGTATATAGAAGTTGTGGAAATAGAGAAAAATGTGAAAGGTGTGAATATAATTTAGCATTTTCAGATGAAGGATTTTTAACATGTACTAATACTAAATGCGGAATTATATACAAAGACATAATAGATAATAGTGCTGAGTGGAGATATTATGGAGCCGATGATAATAATGGTGACGATCCTACTAGATGTGGTATGCCAATTAATCCTCTTTTAAAAGAGTCATCTTTTGGTTGTAAAGTATTATGTGGTGGAGCAACTACATATGAAATGAGAAAAATTAGACGATATACCGAGTGGCAGTCTATGCCGTATAAGGAGAAATCTCAATATGATGAGTTTCAGAGAATAACGATTATGGCTCAAAATGCTGGATTACCTAAAATGATAATTGATGATGCAATACGTTATCATAAGAAGATATCAGAGTTTGATTTAACTTTTCGAGGAGATAATCGAGATGGCATATTAGCAGCATCTATATATATTTCATCACGTATTAATGATTATCCTCGTACCGCTAAAGAAATTGCCAATATATTTCATTTAGACGTAACGAGTGCTACTAAAGGATGTAAAAACGCACTATTAATTATAAATAGTATAGAAAAGGACTTTTCTAATAATGAAAAGACATTATTTTGTCAAGCTAAACCAGAATCGTTTATAGAAAGATACTGCAGTAAATTAAATATCAATACAGAATTAACAAGGTTGTGCCAATTTGTTAGTATGAAAATACACTCACAAGGGCTAATGCCTGAAAATACTCCAAACTCAACAGCAGCGGGGGTTGTATATTATATTACGCAAATCTGTAACTTAAATATTAGTCGTCGTGATGTTAAAAATACTAGTAATACTAGCGAAGTTACTATAAATAAATGTTTTAAAAAGATTGAAAAAATGACAACTAAATTAATTCCACCTGCTATTATTAAGAAGTATTCAATAGAAGTGTAATAAGGTATAATTGTAATAATATAATCCCAAGAATATGTAAAATGAGTTCACCAATCAATCGAGTTTTCATAGTTCCATATAGAGATAGAGTTCATCAAAAGTTTTTTTTTTCTAAACATATGACTTTTATATTAGAAGATAAAATGGATTATGAAATATTGTTTATTCATCAAAATGATGATAGACCATTTAATAGAGGAGCTATGAAAAATATTGGCTTTATAGCTGTTAAAAAAAAATATCCAGAGACTTATAAAAATATAAATTTAATTTTTCATGATATAGATACATTACCCTTTCACAAGATATTTGATTATAACACAGAAGAAGGAGTTGTTAAACATTATTATGGATTTACTACAGCATTAGGGGGTATACTAGTGATAAAAGGGGGAGATTTTGAGAAGTTAAATGGATTCCCAAATTTTTGGGGATGGGGGTTAGAAGACACAAACTTACAACAACGTTGCGATAATTATCAATTAAAAATAGATCGTTCTCATTTTTATTCTTTAGGAAGTCCTGAAATATTACATTTGTTTGATGGACTCAAACGAATAGTATCCAAAGAAGAGCCTACAATTCATAATAAGAATATGGTGGATGGTATTGTTACTATTAGTAATTTAGAATATAAACGAGAATCTAAATCTTCTAAGGATGATGATAATGTTTACACATGGGATAATGATAACATATGGTATATCAATGTTGATAAATTTAATACTTTGAATCCTTATAAAAATCATAATTATCGCCTATATGACTTACGTGATCCACCTTCAGTTATAACTAGTGGGATCATCGAATTACAAAAAACAAAAAACACTAGTTTACCTCCTCAAGATTGGAAGAATATAAAAACTCCAACAATTATAAGTCCTCAACCTCAACCTCAACCTCATCATCCTCACCCACCTATAACACAACAACATCCATCAAATACTAGATCTAATACTTATATTCCTATGGGATATAAACCTTCTAAGAGTTTCTTTTTTAAATAATTTTATAACATATTTGTAATTATAAAATTATAAATTTCGATAAATTATAGCAATAGACAAAAAGGCCAGAGCAATTTGACTGATTAATAATATATAATTAAAATATTTCCATGTTTTTAATCTATTATTGTGATTATTTTTCATATAGGCATCTAAATCGTGAATTAAAAAATAATTCATCCCGGTGCTAATAAATAAAGTAATCAGTCCTAATACAAGTAATAATAAATGATATACAGGACGTCTACCACGATATGATTGTGCGTAACCAATAGCAGCAAAAGTCACGCTGAGATATAATCCAATATTTCTAATACAAGTATGATAATACATTACCATTTGGTAGTGAGTCATACCATGTCCTATATATTTTTTTTTATGATGAGAATGATCTAGATCTATATCTGTCATGATATATATATATATATATATAGTTATAATAAAAATAAAAATAATAAAGAGTATTTTTTTTACATTTTTCTTCCTGAAAAATATGGACAAGAGAGAAATAGCTGATGAAATAAAAAAGGTCACTAAAGATAAAATATTAGTAGAATGGAATAAATTAAAAAATATTACGATTGAAGAACTAGATAATATAAATGGTAGAAGTCGTTTAGGATGCGATTTATTAGATTATTTTTTTTTTATTAATAGACTTGAAACTATTGGTAATAAGGGAATAAACTTTTTTGATTTTTTAAATGATATTGAAAAATATAAAGAAAAGAAATATATTCAAAACTTATTAAATTATTGTATAAAGAATAATAGATACAATAATAGTGTAATAAAGCGATATTATTATTGTTATGGTTTATGTTTTGGTAGGATTAATGGTTTTAAAATTACGAATGCTATGAATATTTATCATAGGTTTAATCCTCATACTATTCTAGATCCATTTTGTGGATTTGGGGGACGATTGGTCGCGGCTTTACTATTAAATATTAATTATATAGGCATTGATATAAATACTGAATTAGAAGATGGATATAATAATTTACTGAGTGATTTTTCTGATAAACATAATTCAGATGTTAAACTAATCTTTAAAGATTCCAATTTAGTTGATTATAGTGAATATAACTATGATATGGTGTTTACTTCACCACCATATGAGAATATAGAAGTTTATCAAAAAAATAAAGTATTATCTCTTGAGGAATGGAATCTATTTTATAATAGTGTTTTTAGAAAAATATGGGATAATCTCTCATCTCCTGGAACTTATATGATAAATATCAACGCTAATATTTACAATAAAATATTGGTAAAAATGTTTGGTGAGTGTCATGAAAAAATATTATTAAAGAAATCAAATAGAAACAATTATCATGAATATATCTATATGTGGAAAAAAGTATAAAATAATATTAATACATAGTTATATAATGAGTTGTGATCTATCTTTAGATTTAACGACAATTAATGGGTTTTATATTAATTTAGAATCTCGGAGGGATAGACGTTCCCATGTAGAGAAAGAATTAAAAGACATGGATATTAATAAAGTAGAACGTTTTCATGCTATTAAAACCAAGGATGGAGCTGTGGGATGTAGTATGAGTCATATGCATGCCCTTAAGATTGCTCAAGAAAAAGATTGGGATTATGTGTTAATTTGTGAAGATGATATTCAATTTACAAATAAAGAACATTTTAAAACTCAATATCAAGGATTTATAGATTCTAATATTGATTGGGATGTCATACTGATTGCTGGAAATGTGGTAGGATCATATGAACCAGTTAACGAATATGCTATTAGAGTAAGTAAATGTCAAACTACAACAGGTTATATCGTTAAGAAGGCATATTACCAAACATTAATAGATAATATTAAAGAAGGTATTGATGGATTAGTTAGGGAATGTGAACGCCATAATTATGCGGTTGATCAGTATTGGTTTAAATTACAGGAAAAAGACAACTGGTATCTTATAACTCCACTATCCGTTAGTCAAAAAAGTGATTATAGTAATATTGAAAATAGGTTGGTAAAATATGATATGGTTATGTTAAATTTAGATAAACCTAGTATTTTTACGAATGATCCCAATTTTTTTAAGAAGAATCATTAAAAATTGTATCACTTTTTAAAGATAAAATTGTCTTCTTAAAAATATCATTCAAGTTCAATCCGATTGCGTAATCTTCCAAATATTCCTTTTCTATTTTTGGACGCCTAGCAATTAAATTACTGGTTGCTTCTGGAGATAATAAATAAAATCTTCCAGAACAATAATCTGTGGATTGAATTATCATATCTTCAGGTAGTTCTGGA